TTGAGCTTGTTGTTTAACACTAGCTGGTACTGCAGTGGCTTTACCATCAACTCCTGCTTTCATTAAGTTACCAGCTTTTGAGTATACAGTTCCTTTAGGTGGTGCACCAGTCGGAAGAGGTTTATTCATACCAGTAACGGCAGCAACACCAGTACCAAGAGCTTTAGCTGAACCTGTCACTGCTCCCTTAAGTAAAGATAAACTTTTCATAGGACGCATTAGCGCAAACAGTCCACCAAAAGAAAGTGCTAAGTCATCTAACTGACTTGCAAAACCACTAAAGTCTCCTGTCGCTAACGAAGTCAAACCATCAATAGCATTACCTACAGTAGATGTTACACCATTTAAGGCTTCTTCGGCAGTAGGAATCTTAATACCTAATTTTGCAAGACTTTCTTTTAATGCCACGCCTGCTGGTTCTAATGCTTCACCTAATTCTTTTAACTTCTGTTGATTTTCATCTGTTAGTGCGGCACCTATAACTGCAGATATTGCTCCAATTCTTTTACCGAAAAGTAAACCTATACCACCAGCAACCATTCCTCTTTCAACTGTTTTGCCTGCTTCTGCAGAACCCGTATATTGTTCAACGATGTTACCAGCTTCATTAGCAAGTCCAACAATAAGTGCAGACCTAATTCCTTTCATACCAAGTGCAGAAGCTAATGCTAGACCTGCACCTGCTTTACCTAACAGGCCTGCTCCCATTGCACCTAAGCCAAAACCACCCATCGCAGAATCTTTAGCTCTACCTAATATTCCTCTAGAAGAACCAGCTTCTTGTTTGGCTTCTTTCTTCTCACGCTCAGCTTCAAGCTTGTCACCCTGACCATCAGTTCCTGCGAACTTCATTCGGTCACTTGTGTCGTTAAGAAGTGCTATTAGCCTGTCTTGGCTTGAAGTCATCGCCTGTTGAGACTTTAAGGTTTCCTCAAGAGTATCATTACTTTTCTTAATACCATTGCTAATATCTGCTAATGTAGCCGCCATATTATCCTCGTTGTTGAGCTTGTTGTTCTTTTTCTTTCAAGTCATTAATCAACATTGCTAAGTAAATTTCCCTCTCCCAAGGTACCATTGAATCTAGATCACTAAGCGAATAATTAAAGTTTTGTAGCAATTGGTAATTAGTATTATAAAAGTTCTCTAGATTATCATGAGAGAGGTTTATTAAAAAAAATCGTCTAATCCTCTTAATGCTTTTACATTTTCTGTTTCGCATTCACTACAAGTAAAGTGTGCATCATATTTCATTACAGGCATGTCCATAGCGAATAGTGCAATTCTATCAAACTGTTCTGTTGTCAAAGAATCCAGAAAGCCTGTAATTTCAGCTTCACTTTCATCTGCTAAACTGATACGTTCATCTGCAGTCTCAATTGCATCAATACATGTAATAACTAATTCCATAATCTTTTCTGATTCTGAAACTTCAGGATCTAATAATTTTTTATTTGATAACATATTTTCATAACTAGGGAATCTCATTCTTACGCTTACATCATCGGTAATTGCAATAAGCATATTGCGATCACCAACATCAACGTTAATTGCTTCGAGATTAATTTTCACTTCATTATCAGTTCCACAAGCAACGTTCTCACACTTTATAAGAATATCAGATGTTTCGCCTACAGATTTACCTCTAATTTGTGTAAAGATATAATCTACATCAAACGTAGAAAGCCTCTTAACATTGATTTCTTCTTTCACACACGCTTCAATAGTATTCAGCATGCCTAACAATATCTGACCACGGTCTTGTGATTCATACGCAATCATTAAAACTTTTTGTTCTTTTACTAAAAACGGTCTATAATGTATAACTTCTTTATTTGATGGTATAGTAAGTTCATACTGTGAATTTTCATTCAATCTTGGTAGTGCCATTATTTAATTCCTATATAAATTGTGAAATAGATCCAAGTCCTGCTGATGCTTGAATCCAACCCTGACCACTGCTAGTAGTTTGCCAGTTAGTATATGATAGAGTTACATTGATTTGTACTAGCCCATCTAATTCGTTATTCAATTCAATTTGTCCAATCGTTGTAGGAAATGCTTCAAGTAATTCTACAGAGTAGACAGAACCACCACCAAGACCAATATTAATATTGATTGGGCCAAGCGAGGCACCCAATGCTTTGATTGGCTTTCTTAGTTGATGTATTTTAACAGACTTTGCATAATCATTTTTGTATGCAACAGTTTGTCCTTTTTCATCTAGTATTTGTGAACGCCACTCATCGAAATACTTACGAGTACCATAGTCATTTAAAGCAACAAAGGACATAGTAACATCGTCTACAGCATATCCATATGCTACCTTTGAAAACTCCATACCAGTTTTGCGATCCGTTGTTAGTATTTGTTTTCCTGGCAATGTTGCAGTGCTACAGAGTAAATTTAGATTACCACCACCCATATTACCACTTGTAAGAAACGTAGCCAGCTTTCCGAGAAACCCTCCACTTGAGTTAAAGGAAGTTGGCAATTCAACCAAAAACTGATTTGAACGAGCAAATCCAAGCTTTGATGATGCTAGACTTTTAAGCTGGTCTATGTTAGACATTACATCTTACTCCTAGAATCTTTATACACTTTACTCTTGTTTGCACCTTGGAAATCAGCAGTAGGTAAAAAAGTAGCGATCTCCCACTCTGGCTTATCTACTAAAGCAAATCTGCTTCTCACTTGAGTAAATAGATAGCGGTGTATCATTGGTGCAATATATTTTTGTGGTAAACCACCTTCTCCGAGTAATGCGTCTAACGCTTTTGCCCTTAGAGGTAATGGTAAATAATGTAAATTGAGACCATAAAATCCACCAGGAGCTGGTCCAACAGGTATAGTCAAAGGAAACTTATCATAGTATGGCAACGTTTCTTTGTGTTTAGCATCGTAAAAATACATGTACATATTGCCAAACGGTGTTGTTTTAGGCTTGTTACGTAGTGTTAATGAATCATCTTGCATCACACTTGTACGACTTACCTTACCAAGTTCCTGTGCTTTCTTTTGAAACCACCTGATAGATTCTTTAGTACGAGGCGTAATACCTTTACGGAAAGCCTCAATTTCTAATTGTTGAAATAAACTACTCATACGTCTATTTATATCTTTTTCTTAGGCTTTTTTCTGTAAGGCTTCAAAGGTTTTAATGGTTTTAATTTGCCCTTTTGTTCTTTCATTATACCCATACTTTTAAGTGTATCTTCTGTCCATATCTGAAAGTCCCAACCTCTATCTTTTGCATATGAATTAGCCGCTTCCCACTTATTCATATTTTTCACATAGGTCATTGCTTCACCTATATATCTCTTACTTTTACTTGGATTTGCAGGTGGCTCTGTTTCTTTTGCTGGCTTGATTTCAACAAGTATTGTCTTACCATCTGTAAATGTAATCTTAAGGTCTACGTAGTATCTGTGATATTTCTTATCTATATCCCAAAAATAAGGTATAACAACTTCTTCTGAACTCCAGTATTTTACATTGGAATTTTTATCGCACCAATTAAATGCTTTTAATTCCCAAGAAGACCTATATTTTACAGTGGATAAATCACCCTTATACTTTTTAGGATCTGGATTATATTTGCCTGAATGTGCCATATTTTCGTTATAAATAGTGTTAAGGTGTTTGATTATATTTATAGGGAAAACTATGCCAGATCCAAGTTACAAAAATAAACCACCTAGACCTCAAGGTAGACAAGATGGTCCTGGTTCAGAAAACTTTGGCGCAACTACTCGTGAAGCTCGTAAATCTAAAGACGTTGTTTCTTTAGGTGGTGTAACTTCTACGAATACTACTTTAACTAAATTGCCAAGTAATTTAGGTAGAAAGAATACAAAGCTAAAGTACCCTCTTCACAATTCGGAGTTTACTCCTGCAAAGTTGAAATTTACAGCATATAGTATAAATGCTTATAGCGTTGATCCAAAAGGACTTGCAGATCTTTTAGATGTTCCGCTTTTGGGCTGGGGTGATAATAAAGCGAGAACTATTAAAGAGGCAAGTAAAGAAGCTGCCGCAACAAGAGCAACAAGAGAAGAAAACACAAGAGGGTTGAATGATTATGGAGATGGAGATGCTCCTGAAAATGTAAGCACAACTGCTACAGTTGGTGGCAGACAAGATGGTCCTGGTTCAGTAACAGAAGGCAATCAAGTAAAAGACAAAAATAACGAGGCTTCTCAAGATGCGTTAAAGGGTGCAAATATTGCTGATAGTACAACGTTAGATGTTAAAATTGCAGAAGGAGTTCCGTCTATAGAACTATACTTTCCACAAAATTTTGGAATGACTGATGATGTTGATTATTCTCAAGTAGATCTTGGACCTGCTGGTCTTGCGGCAACTGCAACGATTAATAAAAGAGGAAGTTTGATAAATGCAGTAAGTAGAGGTATTACTGATGGAATGGAAAGCATTTTTAACTTAGCAACAGGCGCGTTATCAGGTGATGCCGCACAAGTTGCGGCTGCTCGTGCTACTCAATTTATTCCTAAAGAAGGCATAAGAGCCGCAGTTACTGGAGCAACTCAAACTGGTATTAACCCAGGAACAAGAATTCTATTCAATAAGCCTATTATCAGACCCTTTACTTTTACATTTAAGCTTATTGCCACTTCTATCGCAGAAGCAGAGCAGATTCATAAGATTGTTAAAACACTTAGATCTGAGATGTACCCAGAAACTATAAATCTTGTAGGCGGTGTTCCTGCTGGTTATAAATTTCCTAATGTATTCAAAATTGATTTTGATATGAAAGGCGCAGATATAAAAATACCTGCTATTCAGTATTGTTATTTAAAATCTGTTCAAGCAGTTTATAATTCAACATCTATGACATTTCATCCAGATGGTCATCCTACTGAAGTTGATTTAACTCTTTTATTCCAAGAGTATAAAGCTTTGAGTAAACAAGACGTAGAAGAGGGTTACTAATGCAGTATTTTAATAAATTTCCTAGAGTATTTTATGTATTCGGAGATCAAGAAGCACAAGGTACTGGTAAAACTTCAACCGAGCTTGTTCAGGACATATCTGCTTATTCAGATGTTTTAGATAGAATTTCTGACAATATTGCCTTCCATACTTTCTATGATATTCAAACAGGCAACAGACCTGATCAATGTTCGTATGACATATATGGTACCCCAATTTATCACTGGACATTTTTTCTTTTAAATGATCATTTGAGAAGACAAGGTTGGCCATTAACAAACGAAGAGATTGAGAAAAAAGTAAAGGGTGATTTTCCACACTTCACATACACTACCAAAGATTCATTAACAAATACACATAAGGTTGGTGAAACAGTTGTTGGTTCTCAAACTGGTTCAAGAGGTACTGTACTTAGAAGAAATTTAGATATCGGTCAAGTTACGGTTGCTTCACAAGGACCATTTGCTGTAGGCGAAGCAGTAACTAACGTTTCATCAGCTATTACTACACAGACCGTTACAACGACTGGTGCATCTGCAGAATATTTATCTGCTCATCACTACGAACAAGATGGCGAAATAGTTGATATTGACCCAGCTGTTGGTCCTGGTGCATTGTTAACAGAGATAACACATTACGATAGATATATAAGAGAAAACGATGCTCTCAAGCATATTAAAGTTGTAAAACCAGATCTAATAAACCAAGTGGTTGCACTTTTTAAACAGGCTATTAACTCCTAATGTCAGCACAAACAGAATTAGCTAAGGGTTTTGCCCTTGAAAGTGTGGTAATAAATTCTACTCGTTTCTTAGATGTGAGTGGTACAGAACTTTTGCGTTCTGTGACCGACCTTGAAATCTTCGAAAATTTAGAGAATAATTATCTTACGGGCAAATTAGCAATCATTGATTCATTTCGTTTATTTGATAGATTAGATTTTCAAGGTGCAGAAACAATTACGATTCGTGTTGGTCAAAGTGAAAATCCTAATCTACCACAAGCTATCAGTAAAAGTTTCATTGTTCATAAGATTATATCTGCAAAAAAGACTAACGAAACAACCGATGTCATCTTTCTTAATTTAATTGAAATTTCAGAATTTCAATCTAACCTCATTAATATTAATCGTGGTTATCGTGGTAATCCAATCACTATTATGAAATCTATAAGTGAAGAATATTTAGGTAAAGGTATTAAAGAATTTACATCAGCACCTACCTTTCAAGATAAGATGAAAATGATTATTCCTAATCTTTCTCCTCTTAGAGCTTTGTCTTGGATTAAATCAAGATTAACTACAAATGATGGTTTACCAACATATCTTTTCTCTACCTTTCAGAGTGATGAACTATTCTATACAGACTTAAATGCTATGCTCTCACAACCACCTATTAATGAGAAAAAACCTTTTCTACATGGAGCCGCAGAAGACTTTACTGAAATTTCAAATAATTTGAAAATCATTCCAATAAAAACATATGCACTTGAGAACAATGATGATATGTATGGTAGAATACGAGAGGGTGTAGTAGGCGCGAAATACTCTCACTATGATAGCTTAACTGGTAGATATAAAACTCATAAATTTGATATTCATGTAGACGCTATACCACAATTACAAGTTAGAGCATACGAAAGACCTACACCTGCTAGTAACTTTGAATTGGATAATAGACCGATACAGTCTTATGAATCAGAACATATATCTAAGTTATCACAGTCTGGAGCTTATGATGACGGTAGCAATCTATTCAAATCTATAGACCAAGAAGTAGATGCGGAATCTCACAATAAAAAGTCAATAGGCAAAGCACTTAAAAGTTTTCTTATTAAATCACCGATTACAGTTGTGATTGATGGTAGAGGATTTATTTCTGGTGAATATCACAGAACAGTGGGAAATACTATACGAATTTTATTCTTAGCGAATAGACCTAATCAAACAGAAGCAAAGATAGATACAAAGAAATCGGGTGACTATATAATCTATGCGGCTAAACATACTTTATCTTCTGAAAAATATATGCTATCTCTTCAGTGTGTGAAGATTGCTTCGTATACCGATGACGCGATACAAGGAATACTTTCATGAATTATTACGGTGATAATTCTCGTTGGTTTATGGGAACAGTTGTCAATATCAATGACCCTTTAGAACTTGGCAGAATTAAAGTTAGAATTTTTGGAGTACACACAGCAAATACATCTCTGATTGAAGAAGGTGATTTGCCTTGGGCTCAAGTTGTAATACCTGTAACCGAGGGTGGGTCATCAGGCATTGGTACAAATATTGGTATCAAAGTACAAGCGCAAGTATATGGAGTATTTCTTGACGGCAAAGATTCTCAGTTGCCATTAGTTTTAGGTTCTGTACCAAAATATGAAAGACCAAGTGGCTTTGCTAATAAAGAAAAAGAAGCCACAGTACCAGATCAACTACAGCATGATGAATTAATTAATGCCGCACCTGGAGGCACAGTTGAAGAAAATAAAGATATCGATAACAGATATCTAGTTGGGTCTACTAACATCGAAAAATCATTTAATTTCTTTTTAACTAAAGAAGGTGGCGGATTTACTCCACACCAAGCATGCGGTATAATTGGTAACTTCTACATTGAATCTGGAGCGTCAATGAATAAAGGAGATTTGAATACAAAAGCACAATCTTCTCCGCCAGAAAGATCTTTTGGTATTGCTCAATGGAATTCATCAAGAAATGCGGCATACAGATATCAAAACCTAGTTAGCTTTTCTGCAACTAAGAACTTGCCTTGGGACAGTCTCTACGCACAATTACTTTTCACTGTAAAAGAACTTAATGACAACAAAACATATTACAGATACGCACAGTTGAAAAAGTCAAAATCTGTTGAAGAAGCAACATTTATATTTGAATCAAGGTTTGAAAATCCTAAAATCAAAAAGCAAAAAGAAAGAGTAGAGGCGGCAGAAGAAATATTTAGAAGGATGAATAG